TATCATGCGTGAAAAAAGTTCGTGAAATGAAAATTTCTATATATTAGGAGGTGAGTCTGATGGGCGGCAGGAATGCAATACCAATTCAATTACATTTGCAGAATGGGAATAAAAGACATTTAACAAAATCTGAGATTGATCAGCGGCAAAAAGCGGAAGTCAGGCTCGGAAATAAAAAACTCAAGTGTCCCGACTTTGTAAAAAACGATATCGCGGCTTTTGAAAAATGGAAAGAGCTTACCAAACTTTATAAGGACGTGGACTTTGTTTCGTCCGGCGACGTCGGCACTCTGGCAAGATACTGTAAAACATTTAGTGAATATCAGGATTTATTGGCTGCACAACAACGAGTAAAAGAAATCCACTACGATTGCAAAGAGCTTGATGATTTTATAAGCGACTTTGACTCAAATGGCAAAAACCTTTTTGCTTATAAGGTCCAGAAGCAACTCAGGGATTTATTTTCTATAGGCGGCATACTTGCCATTGAGACAGCTATCAACAAAAAAATGGATCTGTTGATAAAAATGGAGGACCGAATGTTTCTTAATCCGGTATCCAAAATTAAAAACATACCGAAGAAAGAACAAAAAGAAGAAGATCCTAACGCTGGAATGTTTGGTGATTGATTATGATACATCCTACAACGCAATATGCAATAGATGTAGTTCACGGAGACTTAAAAGACCAATGCTGCATATGGGAAGTTCTTGCTTGCAAAAGACACTTAGATGATTTGCAAAGACAAGGAACCGACGAATTTCCGTTTGTATTTGACGAGACAAGAGCCGACAGGATATTCCAATGGTTTAAGATATGTCGGCATGTAAGAGGGCCATTCGCTGGCCAACCAATTGATCTTCAACCGTGGCAAATGTTTGATCAAGGATGTTTATACGGGTGGGTCCACAAGAATACAGGAGCAAGACGCTTTAGGAAGGCGTACCACAAGAGAGCCAGGGGAAATGTAAAATCGACAGAGGTAAGTGGTAAATGCCTGTACCACATGTGCGCAGATGTAATATACCCGCCCGGAAAACCAGAACTCGCTAAGTACGAGATGAACCCCGAAGTAGAATGCGCAGCGGTAGACAGACTGCAAGCTAAAAGAGTTTGGCAGGACGCTTGCGACATGGCAAAGGCGTCACCTGATATATCGAAAAGAATGGAGGTTAAGAAGACTTCCGTAAGGCATAAGACTCGCGGCGGATTTATGCGACCGTTATCAAAAGATACGAAAAATAAAGATGGCGGCGCGCCTTGTTATTTTGAAGTTGATGAGTGGCATGCACATCCGACGTCAGAGATATACGATATCGGGTATTCGAGTTTCGGCAAAAGAGCACAATCCTTACTTGATGCTATAACTACGGCTGGAACTGATGCAGAAAATAAACCGTGTAAAAAGGATGAAGATTACGCTAAAAAAATTCTCGACGGCTCGGTAAAAGACGAAAGCACTTTTGTTATGATTAGAGAGATTGATGATAACGACAATCCCCACGACGAGAGTTGCTGGCCAAAAGCAAACCCCATACTCAGGTACCCCAATGAATATTCAAAAGGGTTGTACGAACAAATAAAGGCTGAACATGACACCGCGTATCAAAGCGGAGACCCTGCAAAAATACGAGAGTTTTTGATAAAAAGAATGGATCGCTGGCAATCAGATTCAGAAAATAAGTACATGTCAGGTTGCATGGATAAATGGAAAGCTTTGGCGGTACCCAAAGAAGAATTCTTAAAACTTACTAGAGGTAAAAGTGGCTGGTTAGGATTAGACCTTTCCAAAAATACCGACTTGACAGCGGATGGTTTTGTGTGTTGGCTGGACGATGGTAGGTTGGCGGTGGATGCTCACGGGTTCATGCCTGTAGAAAGAGCAGCTCAACATGAGCATTCTGATCGTATACCTTATAAGTTTTGGGCCAGCGAAGGCGAAGGGTGGTGTACTTTAACAGAAGGCGCAGTTACGGACTATAATTACATAAAAACTCATTTGCATGATTGCGAATTTGACAATAAATGGGAATATAAAGAGTTTTGCTACGACCCTTATAATGCTACGCATTTTGTTCAGGACCTTATAAACGAAGGTTACCATGAAGAACAAATGGTCGAAATAAGACAAGGCGTACAAACATTAAGCGAACCCACGAAAAAATTCAGGGAGTTTGTTCTTCAAGGGAAGATTGTGCATAATGGAAATCCACTGCTTACGTGGTGTTTAAGCAACGCCGTAGAAGTTACCGATAACAACGGGAACATTAAGCTTTCCAAAAAACACAAGGATGATTCGCAAAGGATAGACCTTATTGCAGCAATAATTAACGCTTTAGTGAGAGCGTTGGCGAATGAAGATAAGTCTTCTCCATACGATAAGCGCCCAACAGGTTCAAAGATATTAACCATATAAAGGAGGAATTACATTGAAATTTCCAAAAATACGGCTCCCGAGCCGAGAAAAAATAGAAGAAAATGTACAGGAAACCGCCATAGTAGGCGGTTTTTTGATGCTTGCGAAGGGTTTGTACAGTATATTTCCTCCAGTAATGTGGATAATATGTGGCGTTTTATTGATGCTTTTGGGCATACCGTGGAGAAAAATACGGCATAGAAAGGGGTGATGCGATTGGGCCTTATAGGAAATATACTTGCAAAAAACTATTCGGTAGAGGATTGGGAAAAGGATATAAGGAATTCGTTGGTTGTACGTCAGGCAAAGTCCGGCGTGCAGGTAAATGAATATACAGCAACAAAGTTTTCCGCGGTTCTCGGTTGTGTATTGGTGCTGTCTCAAACCCTTGCATCTATGCCGTTGATATTATATCGAGACCGTAAACCCGGCGACAAGTCCAGCGGAAAGGATAGATTTGTAGATCATCCACTGTATGACTTGATAAAGACAGCACCAAACGATGAACACCCGGCAATGGTTTTCAAGGAAACGATGATGTCGCACGTGACTCTATCCGGAAACAGCTATGCACAAATAATACGGTCTAGAAGGGGAGAGGTGCAAAGTCTTAATATTCTTCCCTGGTGGGCCATGGATGTTAAAAGAAACTACGATACCGGTAAAATTGAGTACTGGACTAATGACAGAGGAAAGCCGGTATTACTTGATACAAAAGAGGTTTTACACATCCCGGGATTAAGTTTTGACGGTGTTATGGGTTATTCTCCTGTAAGAATGGCCATGGAGGCCATAGGATTGGGGCTGGCCGCCGAGCATTTTGCAGCTTATTTTTATGCGAATGGGGCAAATATCGGCGGAGTAATTACCATGCCGGGGCATATAAAAGACCCTGAAAGCCTTAAAAGCGAGCTCGGAGAGAAGTTTGAGGGACTCGGAAAAGCGCATAAAGTAATGTTCCTTGAAGACGGTATGAAGTTTGAAAAGGTTATAATGCCGTTGGACGAAGCTCAATTCGTAGAGACGCGGCGATTCCAGGTAGAAGAAATAGCCAGAATATACCGGGTACCGCTCCATTTATTGCAAAACCTTGACCGGGCCACCAATAATAATATTGAACATCAGTCACTTGAGTTTGTAATGTATACAATGCTTCCATGGTTTACCCGTTGGGAACAGTGGCTGAACTTTAAATTGCTTACCAAAGAAGAAAGGCAGCAAGGGCTATTCTTTGAATTCCTTCTTACGGCGCTGTTAAGGGCAGATACAGCGGCAAGAGCGGCAATGCTTCACCAAATGAGGCAAGACGGTATAATCAATGCCGATGAATGGAGAGAGCTCGAGAATATGAACCCGCAGGAAGGTGGATACGGACGGACGTATTTTATTAACGGAAATATGGTATCGACAGAGACAGCAGCGAAGCAACCGCCGAGGCAGAATAGCGGCAATGGACAAAATCAATAGAAAGGAGGGGAATAAATTGCCTTATATGGACATTGAAGAATACAAAAAGCGGCTCAAAAAGAATGAGGACGTCAAAGATGCAGAACTTCGAAAGCAGTTTTACATTGAGCCGATAACCAAACCAACTGAAACTGCTGACGGAACAGAGGTACTATTTGTTATTTCGACAGATTCGGTTGACAGAGACCAAGATACCATAGCAATTAACGGCTGGCAATTGGACAATTACAGAAAAAATCCTGTTATTTTATGGGTTCATGATAACCGGCTGCCACCAGTTGCCAGGTCAACAAGTGAGTGGATTCAAGATGGAAAACTTAAATCAACAGCGTTATTCACGCCGAAAGACTTAAACCCCTTTGGATACATGATAGGTCAAATGTATATCAAGGGGTTTTTAAATGCGGTTTCGGTTGGTTTCCGAAGCTTAGAAGCAAAATGGGCCGCAGATGAGGAAAATCGGCCATGGGGAATTGATTATTTCAAGCAGGAATTGCTTGAATATAGTTGTTGCCCGGTACCAGCTAATCCGGAGGCGCTTATGGATGCAAAATCGGCAGGAATAGACCTTGAACCATTGCTCGATTGGTCGATTAAGGTGATAGATGAAGGAATTATGATACCAAGAGAAAAAGCAGAGAAGATTTACGGGATTTTGAGTCGGAAATCCACTTTTACAGTACAAAAACCGCCTGAAACACCAACTGAAAATAACATCAAAACAAGCCTTTTGATGTTTGAAAACCAAATAAAAATTAATCAAAATTGGAGGTAAAAACAATGACATATGCAGAATTTTTAGCAAAAATAGCTTCAAAAGTTAAAGCGCAGCAGGCTATTTTTAGTAAAGCAAAGTACGAAAACAGAGACATGAACGAAGATGAAATTAAGAACTTTGATGATCTTCAGAAAGAGATCGAAAGTCTTAAAAAACAGGCTGAAATAGCTAAAGCCATGGAAGAAAACGAAAAATATCTTGATGAACCTACAACAAAAACCATTATTCCCGTCGTCAATGAAACGCAGGAAGAAGTACTTGACGACGGCGGATTCAAAAACATTGGTGAATTGATGCATTGTGTTAAGAACGGTGACCCAAAAGGAAGATTAAAGTCATTAGCAACCGCAGACGTAGGGATACTTATTCCCCAAAAATTCGGAACAAACATTCTTATGATGGATGGAGAACAGGAAATTGTTATGCCGAGAGCGACAAACATTCCCGCTGGTGATCCTCCAGATGCTGAATTTTCAATACCCTATTTGCAGCAAGGTTCCGATGGAGTTTTGGGGGGCATAGCACTTAATTGGACGCAAGAAGGAAAAACAATATCCGATACAAGCGATCCAAAAATTAAAGACCTCATGCTTAAGCCTCAGGAAGTTAGCGGATTAGCTACAATTAACAATAAAACTTTGCTAAACTGGGCTGCCACCGGATCGCTTGTGGAAACACTTATGAGACAGGCATATGTTAATGGCAGGGATTCAAAGTTTTTAACCGGTTCTGGCAATGGCTGCCCTCTTGGAATACTGAAATCCCCTGGAGCAATTAAGATCGCCAGAAATACCTCTACAACTTTCAAGTATATAGATGCAGTCACAATGATGGCCCGCATGTACGACTTAAATAACGCTGTTTGGGTAATAAATCAGAACCTTATGCCTGATGTAATGACCATGAAAGACGATGTTGGGAACCTTGTTTTCGTTGCGGGAGATGCGACAAAAAGCGCACCATCAACATTGTGCGGTATACCAATTAAATGGACATTTAAAGTGAGCGAAAAAGGCAGTGAGGGCGATGTAATGCTCGCAAATTTCACTTACTACCTTACAAAAGCTGGTTCTGGCCCATATGTGGCAATATCTGAGCATGTTAAGTTTGCAACAAATCAAACTGTGTTTAAGATTGTTGCTAACATAGACGGTCAGGCGTGGGTAAAGGAACCTCTTAAGATGGAGGACGGAACCACTGTTTCACCATATGTAATCTTAAAATAAGGGCTAGTTAAAATCTAGCCTTTTCATTCAAAAATTAACGATATGGAGGTTAAAAAAAACTATGAAACCATTGTATAAAAGAGTAAAAAAAGACATTGCCTTGGTGCCGCAGACGATAAACAACAGCAATGCGACCGGAAAGTACTACAATATGGCGATGTACAGAAAAGCGCTTTTTGTGCTACACGTTGGAGCAATGGCGGCAACAAAAACAGCAAAGATTGAGGTGTTACAGGCAACTGACGCAGCCGGAACAGGTGCTAAAGGCATTCCGTCTGACGCTGGGCAGATTGCAACGGCAACAATAACAGCCAATACTGAAGTTACTGAATGTACGTTGACGTTGGCAAGTGTTGCAGCTGCGGACATAATAAAGATTAACGGAATAACCTTTACAGCCCACGCCAACACAACAACGGCGGCAAAAAGGGAGTATAAAATTGACGGAGACGATTCTGCTGATGCAGCAGCCTTGGCAGCATTAATTAATGACGCAACTTATGGCGTACCCGGTGTTACTGCAACAGCAAATGCCAATGTAATAACTCTTAAGGCTACAGAACCAGGTGAAACTGTAATTACTATATCGGACCAAGCGGCTACAATTACCCCGGCCACAACTCAGGCTAGTGCTTTTGTTGAGGTGGATGTATCAAGTCTTGATATCAACAATGGATATCAGTATTTAGCTGCAAAAGTAACAAGTACTGCAAACGGACTTGTTGCCGCAGGAATTGATAGATCTGACGCGAGGTTTGAACCCGACCAAAAAGTTGGAGCTTACGCTTCTGTATAATTCAAAGAGGAGGTAATGGGGCCTGTCACGGCCCCTTAATACAGCTATGATAAAAGTTAAAGTTTTAAAACCGGTAAGGTTAAACGGTGCAGATATTTCAGACGGAATTATAGATATTGATGAAGGGTTATTACCTTCTTGGTCTGCCGCCGGTCTAGTGACAACCAATTTGGACGGAGAACCCGACAAAGAACCTAACACCCCGACGCTGGAAGATTACAAAGCACTTCTGGAACACTGCGAAGGACTTGAGAAGATTATTTCAGACCTCAGAAAGCAGCTTGAAGAGAAAGAGCCAGAAAAAGAGCCAGAAAAAGAGCCAGAAAAAGAGCCAGAAAAAGAGCCAGAGAAAGAGCAGGAGGAAAAACCCCATAAAGATGGGAAGAAGGTGAATAAATAATGTCGACACGGATATATGATGCCGAACATCATTTAGGGACAAAAGCCGAAAGGTTAGCAATGGACACAGCAGGATTATCAAAAGGCTCAGATTTTTACGAAACGGACACTGGGGATGCCTACTTATGGGACGGCGCAGCCTGGTGTCTTGTGTAAGGATGTGATTATGTGGATATACTTTTTCTCTCGAAATTGAGCAAGTTAAAAAGGACGGTAGAAAAGTTCCAAACCGTTGCGGCTGTAGCGAATACTTATACCTTAAGTTTAGCGTCGAACAATAGAAACTTTGCGATTGAAACAACCGACGACAACGCCAAGACAATAGCATTTTCCAACGTGCCTACGATATCGGGACTAATAATCCAAGTCACGGTCAAACTAAAGTACACGAATGCCGCGGCCATAACACACCCGACCGGAACTGTGTGGAAAGATGCTGCAACTCCTGCGTTTAGTGCCGGGAAACAGTATCTAATATTGTACACATCGTACGACAACGGTACAACATGGTTGACAAGCGCAGTAGGAGCGTGGTGATTATGTACATAGCAAAAGCTATTGAGTCAATTAGGTCTAATATAACACTTATCAATATGCTTGAACAGTATGGCGATTTTGGTACGGATTCAGATGGCGATGGACTAGCAGATGGATTAAGCCCCGGTGGTGGTGCTTCAGAATATACTTTTACAGAAGGTGTTCAACGATTAACCGCCATTTCAGAGTCAGCGAAGCAGTTTTACGCTGAATTTACTTCAAGCAAGATTACCTTTACATGGGATATCAATGATGTAATATATTTCTGCGGTTGGGTCAGAGCCATATCCGGTACTGCTAAATTAGGGTTATATAATCGCAAAGCTGATGGTAGTTTCGACACTGTTGTCAGTGCTGCAATTAGCAATAACGAATGGACATTTGTGAGTATTGAGTTGACAGTAAGTTCAAAATATTCAACACCAATACTATATGCTAGGATAGCTATTAATAGTGCGTCCGGTCAAAGTTCATTTGTAGGCAGTGGCGAAAAAATAGAAGTTAAGAAGTGTATTCTTATTAATAAAACAAAAATGTTTGGTTTGGGCAATGAACTGACTAAGGCACAAATGGACACCTTTGTGCAATCGAACCCAACATATTTTACTCAACGCGATTACATGAAAGTGTAGGTGATAACAGTGTATGCAAAAGTAGAAAACGGAGAAGTTGTTGCAATAGGATTGCCGATAATTGGGGAATTAAGCGACCACCGCACGGTGTCAAATTATAACCAACTAGGCATTGAAGTGCTGTTAAGAGAAGGTTGGTTACCTATTGTTGGAGAAAAACCAGCTTATGATACCACTACGCAAATGCTTAATGTTGCATATACAGTTGAATCTACACAGGTAATTGCAACATATACAGTAGTTGCAAAACCTCCAGAGCCGACAACTACAGAAGAACGCGTTTTATTGTTGCAGAATGCAGTTGATTTTCTTTTAATGTCGATTTAAAGGAGTGAAAGGAGATGGATAAAATGGCAGCTTATTTAGCTTTAGGAATTGAAGAAGGTAGATTAAATTATACACAGGTTGTAACACATCCGAGGTATGCAAAATTTAAAACTGACATAGACGCCATTTTGATTGCAGATGGCTACGGAAATTTGATTGTGTAGGCAGGTGATTAAATTGTCAGTAACGATAACAGGTAACGATTATGCGGGCAATGTGTCTGTAGATATTGTTACCTTTAATTTTTCAGCCGAGAAGCAAAAAGTGGCGATTGAGAATACCGGTAATACTATACTGGATTTGTATATCGCAGGAGAAGCGCATGAAATACGCCCAGGGAAAAAACATGAGTATGTTGGGTATGCGACAACTTTTAACATGAGAAGCAAGACCGGTATAGGCACTTATTATGTAAGTGCTGTTGACGGCTTAAGAGATGATACTGAGGCGATTAAGGCAGAAATTGAGAATTTAAAGGTAGATACTGCGAACTTGCAACAAAAGTTAAATCTTAATACTTTTTCAAACAATTTATTTGATAAAACAAAAGCAACGTTAAATAAATCTATTAGTATCGCCGCAGGCGGTGTTATAAAAGATTCTGACACATATACTGTATCTGATTATATTACCGTAACTCCAGGTGCAAACTATTGTATTTCAAGTAAAGAGAATCGAGCCTTTTACGATGTTAATAAAACAATTGTAAGTGCAGAAGCGTATAGTGTAGGAACTTTAATAACAGTACCTGCTAACGCTGTATATATGAGGGTTAACGTCTCAATTTCAAATCTTGATTGGTTTAAACTGCTTGAAGGAATTTCAATGCCTGGGCCTTATATACCTTATTCTGAAAAATATTGGAGTCAAATTACAACGTCCCCGTTAAAGGGGAAAAAGATAGGTTTTCTCGGCGATAGTTACACGTCCGAGAAAACTCATTTATCTTATCCAACATTCATTAGAGACAGAACTGGTTGTATATCATATAACTATGGGGAATCTGGCTCAAGAGTGTGCAGTGTCGGCACTTTTGTAGTAGATGGTACATCAACCGATGTAGATTCGTTTATAACCAGATGTTCAAGTATGGCAAATGATTTGGATATGGTAGTAGTAAAAGGTGGTATAAATGATTCTACAACTACAGAGGTTGGCACAATAAATGACCCAGAGGCCGAAAATTCCACATTCTATGCAGGGTATAAAAAGCTATTAAAATTGTTGGTAGCAAAGTACCCTACCGCAAAAATAGTATGCATATGTCCACCGCAAGTGCCCGGTTACACGGCTTTGCACACAACATTTCGGCAAGCAATTAAAGATTGTGCTGCAATTTATGGGATACCTGTTCTTGACTTGGATGCAACGTTTTCATATTCTAATGTTGATACAACTTTATACACCGCAGGCAGCAGATATATTTCACATAATGAGGGCACTGTAGGTGCAGTAGGAATACATCTAAATTATGAGGGCAGAATGAAAATGTCATATCCTATACAAAGGTTTTTAGAAAGTCAGTTCGCATAAGGAACAAATTGAGAAGTAAAGAAGGTGATAAACCTTGGCATTAAAATTAATAACACCAATAAGCACAGAACCAATAACAAGGGCGCAGGTTAAACAACACCTGCGCCTTGACATTAATGACAACGGAGAAGATAACCAAATTGATACATGGATAGCTGCGGCAAGAACGTACGGAGAAGGATACACTAACAGGGCGTTTGGTACTCAAACATGGGAACTAAGCCTTGATAATTTTCCGTGCAGAGGATATATTGAGCTACCCAAAGCACCTCTACAGGGTGTGGCCAGTGTTAAGTATATTGACAGCACGACCACAGAAAACACCATGTCGGATACTGATTACATTGTTGATACCAGGAACGAGCCGGGAAAGATAGTGTTAGGATATGGTAAATCGTGGCCCAGTTTTACGCCCGCGCCAGTAAATGCGGTTATTATCCGATACATATGTGGGTATGGCGGAGTAAGCAGTATTATTCCCAAAACATTTATACATGCCATGTTGGTGCATGTGGGGTACATGTACAAATACAGAGATGTAGAGATACCAAAGGCAGACATGGACAGTGTAAACCGGATATATTACCCTGACCGGATATTTACACTGTAGGAGGGTACCATGGACAAAATAATAATGAATGAAGAAATGCAAACATCTGGCGGGATACTCGAAAAAGGAAAAGAGTATCCCGCTAATATTTTACCCGCCGCCACAATAATTGAATGGACGAGGATGGGTTACTGCAAGGCAGGTGGCAAAGATGATAAACGCGGGGGAACTGACGAAAAAGATAACAATACAATCAAACAGTCCGATAAAACAGCTGGGAGGAAGTCAAAAGGATAGTTGGTCAAACTGGAAAACTAATGTGTGGGTTAAGATAATTACTGAAGGTGGCCGGGAGTTTTACGCAGCTCAGAAAATGAATGCTGAAGTAACAGCGGTGTTTCAAATTAGGTATTTCCCGGGTTTGACTGTTAAGCATCGAATACTTTACGGCTCCAGGGTATTCAACATTCTATTTATCAACAATGTTGGAGAGCGTAATGAGGAATATTTAGTATCGGCAAAGGAAGTGATATAAATGGAAATCTATGAGGCTTTTGAATCATATCTGAACAACTATACACCACTTACCGCACTGATCGGCACAAACCAAATATTCCCGGATTTTATCCCACAGCACAAGGATGTACCAGCGCTTACATATCAGCTCATATCCGATGCGCCGCCGGAATATACCTTTTCGGGAGAAGCTGATATAAAGGAGCCGGTGTATCAGTTTTCTTGCTTTGCATACACAGACATTCAAGCATATGCGATTTATAAACAAATTAAGGCCGCGTTTAAGAATTTTCAGGGCCTCATGGGAGACTTGTATATTCAGGGAATTTTTATAGTCACTGTGCTAGGGAAAGACTATGACCCTGCAACAGGACGACACAGTTATAAAGTAGATTTTCAATTTCACTACAATAATTAAGGAGAGTGAGACAATGAGCAATGCAACAATTGGTTTTGGAGTTACGATATCACGGGCGGGGAACACGATCGGAGAGTTAAACAAAATAGGCGGAATAAGCTTTAGACGCGATATGATTGATGTAACGACGCATCAGTCAGCCGGTGGTTACGAAGAAGTATTGCCCGGAATAATTAAAACTGGCAGCGTACCGATAGCCGGAAACTTTTACCCAGGTGATACAGCAGGCCAGATAGGGCTTAAATCCGACCTTGATAATGGAACACTTCAAACATTTGCGATATCTTTTCCTGCCACAACAGGCACGTCGTTTACGTTTAGTGCCTATGTAGAAGAGTTTACAATCGGCGAGGTTGATGTAAATGGGATTATCCCGTTTAGCGCATCTTTGAAAATAACCGGCCAGCCCACGTTGGGAATAACACTGTCTAACGGTGTTACAGCTATGGCTTTAAGCGGTAATGGTACGCTTATCCCGTCGTGGGGAGCTACTACATACGAATACGTTTATAGCGTATTAACCGAAGTAAGCACTGTAACCCTTACGCCTACGTTTGCAGCTGGCACGTGTACAATAACATGTGGGGCTCAGGTGCAGACGGTAGCAAGCGGAGCGGCATCAAGTGCGATAACATTAGGTGGCGCTGGAAGTGTAACCACCATTATGGTCAAGATTCAGGAAACAGGAAAATCACCCAAAGTCTATACAGTTAAGGTAGCAAGGGCATAGGAGGGATTTAATTGAGTATACCATTTGAAATAATAGTACTGGATAAGCCCCGTAAAATTAAATTTGGTTATAAAGGGCTGTTAACAGCACAGGTACTTACAGGTAAAAAAGTGTTAGAAATGATTAACGACGCTGCAATGATTGATGTGGACGTACTCAGCAAACTGTTATACGCCGGATTGCAGCATGAGGACAATGAATTAACTGTCGATAAGGTTATTGAGCTTGTTGATGAATACGCCGATGACTTGACAAAAGTTATGGACGCCACAACGGATGCCTTGTGCGCGGCTATCGGAGTTAAAAAAGAAAAACCTGCCGATGACAGCGAAGACGACCCAAACGGAGAGAGTCCGGTAGCGATAACGGAACAGAGCCCTGGGACGTTAGGAGAGAAATAGAAGGCTTTGAGAAAATAGCTGTCGGACAAATGGGTTTGTCGTATGATGAGTTTTTGGATTTTACTCCGGTGGAATTCAGGACGAAAACTGAAGCTTACATACATAAGTTTAAATTCAAAAACGAAGAAATCATAACGCAGGCGTGGCTTACTGCTGCGCTTGTCAAAACAGCGATTGTGTGCGCATTCGAAAAAGAGGCAAAGTTTCCGGCTCTTAATGAACTGCTTGAGGCTAAACCGAAAGAGGAACAAAAGCCTGAGGACATGGAAGCGGTTGTAAGGCTAATTAATGCCGCCTTTGGTGGAAATGTAGTAGAAATGGAGGGGTAACACCCTCCTTTAGTTTTGAAAATAAACCCATAGAAAGGGTTGATATAGAATGCGGGTATACGTTGAAATAGAAGGAATGCAGGATGTTATTGATGAGTTTAAGACTATGCCAGATAAGGGTAAGGCTGTTCTGGATGATGCAGCAATGGCGGGAGCCAATTACACGCTACCATTGATACAAGCTGCAATACCTCTGAATAGTCAAGACGACATACACCTTAAGAATAGCCTTAAAGCCAAAAAGCTGAAGAAAAAAAGTCTTGTCAAGTCAAAGGCGGCAGTTGTGGTCGGTGCAAGGTCAGCAAATTATGGCTTTCACCTTGAAACGGGTCACCGGGTACAGACTGATGACGGCAGGTCTTTCGAGGTTCCCGCAAAACCTTTCATTCGCAACACGGTTGACCCGATTAACGATAAGATTAGCGAAGTTATGGCGGAGGAATTGCTGAGAGGGGTGGGGTTATAATGGCTGGTAGAGCAATAAGAAGTGTAGCTGTAAATTTTACGGCGAACATTTCGGACTTTGAAAGACAATTGAACACCTTGACAAGGCGGCTGAATAGAACCTCAAAAGACCTTAAGAAGGTTGGGTCAACCCTAAACAAAGCCATAACCCTGCCGGTGCTGGCCGTTGGCACGGCTACAACAAAAATGGCCATGGATGCTATCGAATCAGAAAACCTTTTTGATACATCCATGAAGGGCATGGCAAGTGCCGCCCGGAAATGGTCTGAGCAAATATCCGACGACCTGAAACTGAATCCTTATGATGTGCGCAATAGCATGGGCGGATATAATAATCTGGCCTCGTCTATGGGAATTGGTGCAGATGCAGCTTACGAAATGTCGAAAGGGATCTCTAAACTTAAATACGATCTTGCATCATTTTTTAATGTTACCAATCAACAGTCAGGTAAAGACCTTAACGCGATATTTACCGGAGAAACCGAGCCATTGAGGAAGTATGGCGTCGTATTAAACGAAACCACCCTGAAACTATGGGCTGCAAAAAATGGACTAATTCAGCAAGGGCAGGAAATGTCAGAGGCTCAAAAAATAATTGCTCGCTACAATGTAGTGCTTGAGCAGACAAAAACAGCCCAGGGCGATTTGGCCAGAACTATGGACAGTCCGCTCAACAAGACAAGGGCATTAAAAGAAAGAGCATCTGAACTGAGTATTGAAATAGGTAAAAAGCTTATACCTATTCAGCTTAAACTGGCGCTGGTGCTTAACAGTGTTTTGGAATGGTTTAGCAAGCTTAACCCTACAAGCCAAAACACCATATTGATTATGGCCGGACTAGCGGGTGCGATAGGACCTGTTGTTTTATCGCTCTCTGCGCTTGTCAAAGGTGTTGCAATGGCCACAACAGCGTTAAAGTTTTTAATAAGCGGTCCAGCGGGTCTGTTGATTTTAGGCGGGACACTGGCAGCTACTGCATTCGGAATACACAAATTTAACAAAGAACAGGAAAAAGCCCGCCTGAAAGCCTATGAGACAGCGGCAGGATTCCTGAAAGAAAAAGACTCAGCCGACAAGCTTAATCAGGCTTTAGCAGGTGTCTCTTTAACCCAGGCGAAAGCTGACATGCAAAAATACGGTGACGCATGGTGGGAAGCTGTACAAGGTGCCGAAACCGCAATGAAGTATTTGCAGGTACTTGAAAGAATGGCCGAAAATCCAAACAGTCCCGACTATTACAGAGCGCAGGATGAGCTTGTACGCCAGAGAGGCCTGACAGAAGAACTCAAAAAGAAGGTTCAGGAGACAAAGAAGAAGTTTGATGCGGCAAAGGATGCCGTAGCTGCATTCAGTGCTATTGAATTGCCAAAAGTAGCAGAAACAGACCTGAAGGATACTTTAGTTGATTGGGACGAACTGTTTAAGAAACTCGGCACAACGGGAACGGAAACATACGACAAACTGGGCGACAAAATTAAAGACTTTGTAAACGACATTAAGCAGCAGACAGATGCATATAAAAACTTTGTGGGTCTATTTGACAAAGCCAATGCCGATCAGGCTATTGGCATGGATAGGTGGATTAACCGATTAAAAGGACAGGTAAGGGCCTTAACGCAGTATCAGTCATCCATTAAAACACTTGAGGCAAAAGCCAAAGCTGGGGTGATAAGTCAGGGACTGTTCGCTGACCTGAGAGCATTAGGTCCCAGTGCCGCTAAACAGTTGCAGATACTGGCAAACTCCACAAATGCACAGCTTAAAGAGGCTAATGCCTTGTACGGGCAAAAAGGTAGCATTGCCAGTAATCTGGCGTATGATGCAGTTAAAAACAGCATGACTACCGAAAACAAAATCGTGCAGATAATAAACCAATTCAACGGAGGTGCGAAGGATGAGGAGATAGTAAGAATATCTGATAAGATTACGCAGCAGATCATCAAGAAGCTTAAGGCTCTTAATGTAATATAGGAAGCAAGATGAATAATAAAATACTGGTCAATGGTATAGTTGTATATTTTTGTGTGCGGATGTAAAATATAAGTATAAAATATACAAAGGGGTTGGTTTTACATGAAAAAGTTTGTTGCAGGCTTTTTAACATGTTTTATACTTATGATAGGTGTCGCATACGCTGCTACATCTCTTAAGGCAGATATAGCGCCATTCAAAATTTACGTCGATGGCTCAGAGTTTAAGCCAGACCCGGCGCCAGTTGTTATTAACGATAGGACATATCTACCGTTGAGGGCGATGGGCGATGCTCTGGGGGTACCTGTAAACTGGAATGAGTCGAAAAGGCAGGTTGAAGTCGGAAAGGCTCCTGCTGATGTAAAGCCGACGCCCACACCGATACCAACGCCGGGCAATGTAACGCTAGGCAGGAATGAATTTTTATCGAGGTACAATGCCTATTCTCCATATGATTTTAAAATAAGTGTGCTGGGTAAAGTTGGAGAAAAAACCGACGACGGTGATCCTTACGAAGTATGGCAATTCAAGTTTGAGAATATTACAAATACAGATAAAACTTTACAAATAGAGTCACTCGGATGGAATCAGGGAACAACTTACACAACAGCACCTATAAAGGGCTATACGCATATAACAAGAAAGACGTTAAAACCCGGTGAGACCTTTACTGGTATAGCGGTATTGGGAACTAAGTACAAGGGAAATCAACCTAAAGTAATGTTCTCATATGAAGCAGGTCAATTGTTTTACGAAGAATAATAATATCGATAGACTGTTAGAAAGTACCCTTTTAAAAATGGGGGTGCTTTTTTATTATGTTAAAAAATAAAAATAAAAATAGGGAGAGCAGTTAAATGGCTTTACATTTGTTTATTCAAGAATTTACACGAAGACCTTATGCTGAATCAGGCACAACCCTGACAAACATAAAAATCGCCAATCATGGACTTGAAACCGGAGATATCATAGTAAATGAAACCCGAAGGTTTTACAACGGAATTGATCCATGTTCCCGCATAATAACAAAAGTCGATGATGATACGTTCACATTATCTGAATCAATAGCGAATCAAACAACAGGAGACATAATACGCCTGTATAAGTATGTAGACCGAACAGCATTAATAAAAACTAACACGTTTAGATGTTCAGACCGTATGGATAGACGTAACAGCTGCAGTTTTTCTCTTGTCTTAAAAGACAGCTGGTATATACCGAGAGAAGGCCAGAACGTAAAAGTCACCATTGACGGCGATGTTGTTTTCGGCGGTGCGATTAAAACCGTAAAGCTTACCCGCATTGGCATAAGAGGTCAGCACAAAATACTTGCCGAGATATCATCAGAAGGGTACAACCACATACCGGGGCGCAGGACAGTACCAGTAAACTATATAAACAAAACATCAAAGGATATTGTTATGGACCTCGTAGATAACCACCTCTCAGAGGAGGGCGTGTACTACATAGCGAGTGAACTCGGTACCGGTGCAACGTGGGATGAATACCCTGAAAGTTTCGCAAACAATTGCATGTCGATAAGCCAGATACTGGACGACATGGCGAGTAAGTCCGGGTATAAGTGGTACATAGACGCTACCCGGAAACTCCATTTTTGTCAGGATGATCCGGTTGTTGCTGCTCCGCACAAGATAATTGACCCGGTCATGCGGAAAGCAGAACCCGGCACAACAGATACAGTGGTCAACATCACAGGTCACGGGCTTGAGACCGGGGATATAATAATTAACCTGACGATGAACCAGAAACGCAGCATAACAAAAATTAATGACAATAGCTTCTCTGTTGCAACCATACCCGGACAGACCGAAGGGGATGAGATAGAACAGTTTTTTGATTACAGTAATGTGGGCCTCGAACTCTCAGTAATAAACTACAAAAACAAGCAATTTGTCCGGGGCGGCATGGATGATTTTGGCGACAACATAGTGATATGGCATCAGTCAATTGCGGAATTTGAAAAACGTCAAAATGTCGAGGGAGGTTCTGGCGTTTATGGGGCTGTGTTTGAGGACACCAATATCGACAATACCGTAGAAAAAACAGCAGAGGCCGGGACAAATACAACTACCGTTAACATTACAGGTCACGGACTTGAAACAGGGGATATGGTAATTAACATAAGTCGTAGTAATGCTAAGAGGAATATTACTGTAATAGATGCAAACAGTTTCTCTGTACCGGCTGTCACCAAACAAACAGCCGGGGATAAGATATTAATCTATCCGGATGCAAACAAAGTGGCACGTAATAATCTAAAGCGGTATGGAAAAGTTACGCCAAAGGAACTTACTTTCAGCACTTTCGACCTTGATTACAGGGCAGGCCAGATGCTGACTGTCCAATTAAATGAATTCGGGATGGATGAGCCGGAATATTTTCTGATTGAGGAAGTAAATTTCACCGGCACAGAAGCAATTGAGAATAGTAATTTAATAGTCAAGGTTGATATAAAGGCAACATCCAGAGATGCGTCAGACTTCTCGACACAACATACCGAGAACTGGATTGACGCGTATTCCAGTTTTGTCGGTGGCGGAAACACAATAATAAATGGTAAGGGCGTAAATGTGTCTGTAGGGCCTACCCCTCCTAACAATCCTAAAAGCCGGGATTTGTGGGTAAATACAGTTCCAGGGGTAAAACGGAAAACAACGACCGGGACACTGTCGAAACTGGAAGCTGACAGCATAATTGAAATGGTCGGTGCAATTACGCAGAATCTACCTGCGGGCGAACCGTACCTGGTATACAAGACTTTTATATTTAAAAATTTGGATGGGAATACACAGACTATAGGCGGCACTGTAGACGGCGTGGTTAACCCCCCGCTTACAACTCAGTACCAAACACTTAGGGTGTATTACAATGGCACAGAGTGGCTTTCGTGGTGAGGTGGTAACATTGTTCAAAAGTAAAATTGGGTACAGGGATTTGGAATGGATTTCGGACGAGGTGCAATGGTTTGATATAGGGGAAATACTTTCGCAGTCAACTATAAGCACTATACCTAATCCATTGTTTGAGCGTAACTATTCCGGCAAAAAAATAATTATGGACTCAGCCGGCGTGTTGTGGTGTTGCTTTTATACCAATATTCAAGAACAGTACAGAATATATGTGTATAAGTCTACGGACGATGGAGAAACATGGACGGATTCAAGCTTTCCAGATACATTAGGTTGGTCCAGACCGGTAATGGTAATATACGATAATATGGTCTATGTGTTTTTTCAAGATGTGCAAATTAAATATTGTTACTGGAATGGAAGCGCATGGAGTGCTTACGGAACTGTTTTAGCGGATGTGTACAGTAAAAACTTACCTTCAGTTGCTGTTGATTCTGCTGGACACATACATATAACATGTGACAGGTACAACAATTTCAGAAACAGATACGAGGTCGTGTACTCTTACGATTTCGGACCATGGGAAATTGTTGCAGCGTCGACTACATATGATTATTATCAACCATCTATATGTACTGATGAAAACAATAAACCTCATATTGCGTTTATAGGTGCAACAGAATCGAATTCAAATATTCATCCTATATACACAAATAAGGTTTTAGGAAGTTGGAGTTCAATAGTATCAATTGATAATCCATTAATAAACCAAAGCAATGTCTGCATACAGGCAATTGGAACAAAAATACACGCTGTTTGGGCTGGTAGAAATGATTCAGCATCTCCGAGGTATGTTAAGTACAGTGTATTTGATGGTGTTGTTTGGAGCGATTGGATATACCTTACCTATGGGTATAGTTCTTTGCTGCCGTTCATGGATGTTGTTAACGACAACATCTACGTTTTGTGCACTTACCAGCTTACTGAATTCAGCACAAAGCAATTAGCTGAAGCTTTTTTCAGGGACGGTATACTTGACGCAGGAGTCAAACAAAGTACTGATGTTACAAATGTATCGTTTTGCTATGGCAACAACTGTATTTATGCCGCTTATACTACGAATACATGCGTGCGCTTTTTAAAATACGGCTTGAAAGGTTGGAAAGACGCAGTAATGAACCATTATGACGGTAATTGGAAATAATTAGTTTGCGCCTGACAAACGCAAATGATATTATATCAATACTAGGGATAGGGTCGCTCCCAAAAACAAGTTTCGTCGCTTGCTTCCCTGGTATAACAAGGCG